GTTCGTGATGTTTGGAAACTTCACAACAAAAGGTGACCGTTCTTCGGCTCTGATCCGATTGGCAACCTCAGAATAAGGGAGAGGATCTTTCTCGCTAGTGCCGTGAGTATCTCTAACGCCGATGACAACTTGGTCTGTACGTTCATGTGCTTTCTCCAGTAGTGCGTGATGCCCCTCATGCCATGGTTGATAACGACCAAGCAATAGGGTGGTAGGTGCTTTCCAATCGTGTAGATTGGATTGAGCAATGATTAGTTTTGTTTGAGCTTCGCTATCGTAAGATACGAAGTGATAGTCAAACTCAGTAGGTACTTCCCATAACTTGTTGGTATCTTCGAAGCGACCTTCGGCAAGCGTGTCCATCCAGATACAGATGTCAGGCTTACCAAATGCCGTACGAGTAGCAGCGGTTGGGCAAATGAAATCAACAACTACATCTAGCCCTTGGTTAGATAGCATCTTTGCCATCTCGCCCATACGGCGAGCATGTTCAACTCTATCCGCTGGCGTGAAACCAAGATCAGAGTTGATGGTTGCTCGCACGTAGTCAGCGTTTAGATGTACCGCATTGATGCGGTCAGCTAAAGAAGTGGCAAGCGTTGTCTTGCCACTGCCAGGTAAACCTATGATTTGAATAATCATTTAAGTAACGCCTCCATGTCTACATATTTTGAATTATCATATAGATCATAATCGTTTGCCATGAGGGATCTAAGCATTAAGTTTTCTTTTTTTGTCAGAGATTCCCTGAAAAGCTTTGACTTTGGATTAATGATGTTATGTAATGTGCTTTCAAGATAATCCGTTTTAGGTTCAACTTTGCAGTTGTTGCGAACTATCTCTAGACATTTTTTTGCGACATCATGGTTTATGTTATCCATCTTAAATAAATAATCAACCTTAGATAATCTATTCTTAGCCAATTCCAAATCAGCTGTTGAAACTTTATCGCTTAAACAAACGCCATCGATATCAATTATCTTTTCGTCACCGTTGTAAGATACAAACTTTGTCTGGTAATCAACAATTTCTTTTGTTGGATTATTAAACATAAAGTCTAGGAATTCTTTTTTGTATTCCTTTATATCTCCTGTTAAATATTTCCTATAGATGTGCTGATAGTGACTTATGGTTCTTGCTATAGGATCTCTGAGAACAGAAAAGCTTAATACGTTATTGTTATCCAGTGGCTTAAATGAAGCATGACCATAGCCATTGACAACATCAGTGTACTGTTGCCCGCTGGCTATGAAGTCATGTTCAAGTAAGCGTATAACATTTGCGTAAAAAAATCTTCCAGCAGTTTTAGGAATGTGGAAAAACCATACTGGTTTTATGCTACCACTCTGTTCCATTTCTGATTGTCCTCATCCCATTCATAACTAACACCGTGTGCTCCATACAAAAGTTCTGGATGTACTTGAGGTGCTACCCAGATCTTTTTAGTATTATCCCATAACCAAGATGGATATGGCTGTTGTGGTCTAAACTCATCGTTGGTAAATACCATGCCAATACCACAGTTTGCATACTCATCAGTTACCTTAAAAGGTCTCAATGGGCTTATGCCTGTTACGACTTCTTGTCCTTGCGTAAAAATATCAATGTCATTAGGTTCTGTTTCAAAATATAAAACTGAAACAACAACATTATTGTTATCAATAAATGCGTAATTCATCGTGTGATTACCACCAATCCTGCTGTGCCTTCTTTCGCTGGTGCTGCCCAGGTAGCACCACCTGCTCCACCACCTCTTGCAACTGCTACTGCATTTGTAGCAGCTTGCGCGCCTGCTCCAAATCCATTGATGCCAGCCCAAGGACTTCCTGGGCTAGTTCCAGCATACGAACCAGCACCTGCTGGTGGGTAATTTGAATTGTTCCCGTTTCCATAAGTAAGAGAAAGTGCGCCTAAACCAGCGACACGACCACCAGAAGTTGAATTTTTGCCATCGCTTCCATTGTATCCACCAGGTCCGCCACCGTTGCCCGCACCGTCCGCAGAGGCTCCACCACCTGAACCACCATTTCCAGGGTTGGATGAACCACTACCGTAAGAACCACCGTTTGCTGAAACTAAAGTTGTTCCACTTCTAACAATAGTGGTTGTTCCTCCATTGTTTGTAGTTACAGGACCACCTGCACCAATGTTAATTGTTAGAACATCTCCAGCTGTCAAGCTAGTTGTTAATGCTGTGTAATGTCCTGATCCTCCACCGTTGGCTTGATTGGAGTTACCTCCACTTGAACCGCCACCGCCAACTGCTTTTAATATATATGTTCCAGTAGCAGGTACTGTGTAAGTTGTACTAGATAAGAAACCTTGTGCAAATGTTGGAGTTGCTGCATTGGATGCAGCAGATGCAGCAGAGTCGCCGTTAGCGTTTACTGCTTTTATTCTTAATGTAGTTGAAACTCCATTTGTTAATCCACTAATAGTTAATGGACTTGTTGTCTGTGCTGGAGACAACGCAGTGTATGTTGTTCCATTTGTAGAATACTTGTAGTTTGTGATTGCTTTTCCGCCAGTATTTGGAGCGGTAAAGGTTAGAGTTAATGTCCCGCCAGCAGCAGAATCTGCTGCTGTTCCAATAGTTGGTGTATCTGGTACGGTTGTTAATGCTTGAGTCACTGATGGAGAAGCTACGCTAGTGCCAAAACCATTATAAATAGTTCCAGTAAAACTCCAACTTCCGCTATTTCCAACAGTAATTAAAACTGGATCTGATGTAGAAGTTGCTACATATCCACCAGTAGATGCTGTTGCTGTATAACCTATTGCAGTTCCACCGATTGGGTTTGGTGTGAAATCAACACTAGCCTGCGCTGAACCCCAAGCGCGACCTGTACCAATATCTGTTACTACGATTGTTGGCTGACCAGGAGGAGCAGAGCAAGGAACCCAGTTAGTTCCATTATAAATTTCTAATATGCCAGTTGTTCCATTGTAAAAAACATTACCGATGGTTGGGCTAGATGGTCTAGATCCTTCAGCTCCTGTAGGCACTCCACCCGCAGCTGAAGGAAATTGATTGATTGCCATTAGTTAATCTCCACTCCACTAATATGAATTGTCACTGCCGATGTCGACGCAAAGCCAGTAATAATTTTAGGTGTTGCATTAGCTGGAATAACTTGCTTCATGTCAAAACCAACTACAGAGTTGGCAGGCAGTGAGACCGCAGGAACAATTACTATGCCATCAATGGCAATAGTTGCAGTTGAGGCAGTAGCTGCTGCGTTAGCCAATACAATATTTGAAACAACTGTTATGGTTGATGTGTCTGGAACCGTGTATAGTGTTGCACTTGTTGTGGCTGCTGCTGTTCTAGCAAGAGCCTTGGTTGTTGTAGCCATTAGTTACTACCTTTCTTAGAGTGCTTCCATGAGAAGCAGGGTGAGTTCGTCTTTTAAGCTTCCTGGTCCTGTGAGGACAATGTCAACAACATCATTAAGTGTTGTTATTGTTGCTGCAGATGGAATGACTGTGCTACCAATAGTAGGTGCTGAGTAAATACTAGTAGTAGCAATCTGAACCCATACAGATCCTGACCATACATACATATTGTTTAGACTTGAGTTCCAATAGATAGCACCCACAAGAAGAGTGTTACCGTCATTATCTACTGAAGGAGCAGATGCTTTGCTACCAAGGTAGCGGTCATCAAAGTTGTCATAAGTTGTTGCTGCATCAGAGGCTGAGGTAGCAGCCGATGAAGCACTTGTTGCTGCTGAACTTTGGCTTGTTAATGCTGAGGCTGCGGAAGTTGCTGCAGCGGTAGCACTATTAGCAGAACTTGTTGCGCTCGTTGAAGCAGCAGAGGCTGATGCCGATGCGTTAGATGCTTGTGCTATAGCAATAGATGCTGCGCTATCTGCGCTTGTCGCGCTAGTTGCAGCAGAGGCAGCACTGGTTGCAGCATTCGTTGCTGACAAGGCAGCTGATGTAACTGATATTGCAGCAGAGGTAGCAGATGTAGCAGCAGCTGCTGCTGAGTTAGTTGCTGTAGTCGCAAGGCTTGAGATCGTTGCTACTGAAGCAGCAGCAGTAGTTGCCGATGCTGCAGCAGATGTGGCTGATGTATCTGCGCTACTTGCTGAAGTTGCTGCTGAAGTCTGTGAAGTTAAAGCAGATGATGCGCTTGTTGCTGCACTTGATGCGCTAATACCAGCTGATGTAACACTGGCAGACATTGTGCTTGCGTATGTAAATGCGCTTGACGCTGAGGTGGCAGCAGAACTTGCAGACGTGGCAGCAGAGCTTGCCGAGATAGCAGCAGATCCTTGGCTAGTTAGCGAACTAGATGCACTAGTAGCAGCAGATGATGCAGAGGTGGCAGCACTAGATGCTGATACCGAAGCACTGCTTGCTGACGCAGCAGCCGATACTGTCTGTGTATCGATGTAACCTTTAGTAGCAGCATCAGATGTATTGGTTGGTGTAGCAAGACCAGTGATTGTCGCACCAGTAATTGTTCCGCCAGTGATGGTTGCTGTAGAAGTAAACGCACCAGAGATTGTCGCAGCGTTAATAATAGGAGCGGTAAGAGTTTTGCTTGCTAGTGTCTGGGCTCCACCTGTACCTACGATGTCTCCAGTTACACCGTGGTGACCAGAAGTTGCAACTTCGTGTTGGCGAGATTCAGTAAAGTCTCGAGCCGATACACCGTGTTCAACGTTAGCACCAAAGGCGTGTGCCTTAGCACCTGATTGGTCAATGTTGCGATTGATCTGATAGGCACTACCAACCAGACCAGTGACTTCGACTACTTCTTCATTGGCTGTATCCTTCTCAAGAATGAGTGTGTATGGATACTGTGCTGGAAGATTACTTGCGGTAGCAAGCGTAAGGCTTGCTGCTGAGGAACTAATCGATGCAGCAAGGGTCGTCTTGGCTGCTGTCGAACTATAGTAACGTGCTTGTGTTGGCATTCATCACCTCTGGTACTGGATTGTGTTGAGGAAGTTGGCTTGGGCTTTTGCAGTTTCTTCTGCTAGACGTACTGAGTAAAGCTGGAAAAGATACTTAGCAGCAGTAGTAGATGCGCCAGCAGATACTGGTTGATCTAATGCGTCTGCTGAAACAGATGTGGCAATTACCTTGCCTGGGTCTACTGTTGAAAGTAGTCGATACATAGCACCAAAGCGAACAACATCTTCACATGAGTTTGGTAATCCACTAACAGTCAACTGCTGGTTGTCTGTAATCGTTGTAGGGAATGCTGTGTATTGAATGTTAACACGAGCACCAGCCATAGGTGCTTCATTGAGAACAATGGCTTGACCGTATGTATTGGTATCTTCATCATAGTAGTTTGTGTCAATACGCCATCTTTTAATAAGAGCCCATACGCCAGTTGAATCTGGGAGTTCCCATGAAACTCCAGTAATATCTTCCAAGTCGGCTGGCAATGAGTACGCATATTGAGAGCCTGTAAAATCAAAATTTGTTTGTTTAATAACAGGGAAGTTCATTCCCTTAATTGTTTCAAGAATTGCTCGCTTAACCTGAGTCCTTGGAAATAAAGGATTATTTTTTACTATTGAGCCAGATACGTGACTTGTCGCTGTAGTCCCACGCCATCCACGACCTGTTTGGTTTGATGCTGTTCCTAAAATCTGTAGAGTACCGCTTGCTGCAATAGACTTCTTTACATACAAAAGTTCATCATCAATTTCAACAATGCCCTTGCTGATAGTGGATGCATCATCAACTGCAATTGATAGATCGTCGGCATCAATAACGTTTAATGCAATTGTGACCGATTCTTGGTTGCGAACATAGCCATTAATCTCACCAAGCGTTTGTTCTGTTAATTCATTTAACGTAGCCATTATGCTTGTAACGCCTTTCCTGCCTTGTCAGACATGCGGACAGCTTTATTGATATCCTTCATCTGGGTTGATGCTGGTTGAATGCCAGCCTTTCTCGCGTTTCTATACGCATCAAGTTCTTTGTTTGCAAGCTTGTTTGCTGCGTTAGCCAAAGGATCTGTAATACTAAAATTGGCAGCTCTTGCACATTCACCCCAATTGGCGTGATCTTGTGTCTTACATCCTGATCTACAATTACTCATCGAAAATGTAATCTCCATATCCTGCTACCGTTAACTCTGCTGCTTCTGCATCTGTTATGACATTGTCATATCCACCGCGTAATACGCGGTCGTATGTTTTTAGAGCTGGATCGTATGGAACCACCATTGTTTTCCAAACGCCATTGACTTTAGCGACTGTCTTGCCAATAGGATAAGAAACAAACCATAGGTCGTACTCACGACCAGGTCTGTACTTATATGTTGGTCCACGAAATATCTTTGACATTACCACTTCACCTTGTCTGCCCAGTAGGCTGCTGACATAACACCTTTAGAGATATTCTTTGAATGTCTAGCCTTAAATGATTGGCGTCGTTGACGATACTTCTTTGTCTCACCAGATTTCTGCGGTGAACCAGAGACACCTTGCTGACCAAAACGAATAGTCTTTACTTGTGAGCCAGATTTGGCTACAACAACATGTGACTTTTTTGGGTGATTCGGTGTAGCCTTTGGCTTATTAAAACCAGATACACCTGCTCGCTTTAGTCTTGGGTCCATTTACTTCTTCTTAACAGTAGGTTTCTTAACAGCCATTTTCTTGCCAGTCTTCTTTGCTTCCATCTTTGCCATCGCCATACCCTTTGGAGTGTATGCGAATTCTTTCTTTCCAACTTTAGGCATCTTCGTCCTCTTCTTCTTCGTAATCATCCATGTCATTATCGAACATTGGTGCGGGAAATTCCCACTCTGGTAGCTGGCGTAGTAATAAATCCCAAGCTTCACCATCTGTAAAACCAGCGTCCATAAACGCCTTGTACATTTCATGTGCTTCAAAGGCGTAAGCCTGAAGCGGTGTGATTAGGTTTAGTTCTTCGCTCATAGTTTCCTTAAAGTAGAGAGGGGCGGTTGCCCGCCCCTCTCCGCCAAATTAAGATGCGATGCTTGACTTGGTCTTGATAACGTAACGTGCTTCTGTACGGAAGACGTTCCATCCAAGTAGACCCTTCCAACCCGCTGGGCGGAAGCGCATCAACTTATCTGTAACTGGACCGATAACAGTCTTTGGCTCGTATGAGACAGCCTCAATAAGAGCCTGCTTTCCAAGAAGAACTGTTGCGTATACCTTTGATGTACCAGAACCTGAGATAGATTCTGCACGAGGTGTTTCGATGTAACGAACCTGATCGAAGATTCCGATTTCGCCAGACCATAGGTTACCTACACCTGCTTCGGTGTATGTGTGAGGAAGCTGCCATACAGCAGATCCTGATGTCTGTGCTTCAGAACGTAGATCGTATGAAACATCTGGGTGGATTAGCGCAGTGTATAGACCGCCTTCGCGTGTCTGTACGTTTGCTCCACGTAGCTTTGCTACACCACGGCGAGCAAGTGCTGCTGTGAAGTTAGCTGCTGAAGTTGAAGATGAAACATCTTGTCCGTTAAGTGTTGACTCATCGGCTGAAGTTGTTCCTGTGTAACGACCTGTTGCTAGTGATGTCAACTTGTTCCATACTAGTGAATCAAGTGAGTCACGCATGTTGAATGACAACATGTCTGCAACTGCTGGGTCGATAGCTGAAAGAGACTCAAGAGCAAGACGCTCAGTTGTGATTACAGCGTTACCGTATTCGTTAACTGTAACGTTAACCTTGTTGGTGTTGCTGAGCTCTACTGCATCTGGATCTGCTGTTTGAGTTAGTGCTGATGTAGCACGTGATAGGTCTGTGTAGACCTGGAATACGACAGTGTTACCTGGGTTTGTTAC